AGCTAGAGATGGTAGCACACCTGATAAAGATGCTTTAGTTGGTATACAAAAAATGGCCGCAGCTAATAGCAATACAGCTACACGTCATATATTACAAGCATGTTTGTACTTAACTGTAAAAGCAGCAGAAAACGTATCACTTAGAATAGCTGATATGTTAGAGTTTGATTTGTTAGCAGATACTTTAAAGAAATCTGTTAGTAATTTTAACGTAGGTACGTTAGAAGAAATGTCTAATTTAAACTTGTTTGAATTTGGTATATATCTTGAACTAGAGCCAGACGATGAAGAAATAGCTAAATTAGAAGAAAATATACAAGTAGCTTTACAGTCAGGTCAAATATTTTTAGAAGATGCTATTGATATAAGACAAATTAAAAACTTGAAATTAGCTAATCAAATGCTAAAAGTTAAACGTAAAGCTAAACAAAAAATGGATCAAGAGATTGCGCAACAAAATATAGCTGCTCAATCACAAGCTAATATACAGGCTCAAGAGGCATCTGCTTTATATGAAGTTCAAAAGCACGAGGCTATGGCAGCTTCAAAATTACAAATTGAACAAGGTAAAGCTGGTTTTGAAATACAAAAAATTGAAAAAGAAGCTCAAATAAAAAAAGAGTTAATGGAGATAGAGTTTCAATACCAAAAACAATTAGCTCAAATGGAAAAAGGATATATGAGCGCTAAGGAAACAGAAATAGAAGATCGTAAAGATAAAAGAACAAAAATGCAAGCAACACAACAAAGTGAAATGATTGCACAAAGAAACAATGACTCAGGCCCTGTAGATTTTGAATCAGGTAATGATAGTCTGGGTGGAATAAACTTAAATGGCTTTGGTCTTTAAGTAGTATTATTTATTAATTTTATATTATTATATTATGTCAGAAACAAAAACAAACGATGAAGTTATAGCTGAAAACCCTATTGAAAAAAGTGGTGAGGTTAAAACAGAAACAAAAGCAGATTACAAAGTTGATTTAAAAACAGGATCAACAACAAAAAATGAACCATCTACTGTTACAAAAGTAGATTTAACAAAAAAACCAAAAGAAGATGCCGTTCAAATCGGAGAAACAAAGGAAATGGTTGTGGAAGAACAAACCGGAGATAGCGTTAAAATGGACAAACAAATACATGAGTCCAGCGAAGCTACTGAAGAGTTTAAACAAATCCAAGAAATAGACGAAAAAGAAGTTAAACAAGTAAAGGCAGAAGTAAAAGAAGCAATAAGAGATGAAAAAGTTTTAGGTAAAAAATTACCTGAAAATATAGAAAAACTTGTTGATTTTATGGAAGATACAGGCGGCACCGTAGAAGATTATGTTAGATTAAACGCTGACTATTCTAGTGTAGACGGTAGCGCTTTGCTAAAAGAATATTATAAAAAAGCTAAACCACATCTTAATGATGAGGAAATAGGTTTCATCATGGAAGATAATTTTGAATATGATGAAGAAGTGGACGATGAGCGAGACGTCCGAAAGAAAAAACTTGCTTTCAAAGAAGAGGTTGCAAAAGCTCATAGTTATTTAGAAGATTTAAAAGGTAAATATTACGACGAAATCAAGTTGAGACCGGGCGTTACCCAAGAACAGAAAAAAGCTATGGATTTTTTTAATCGATATAACGAAGATCAGCAAATTGCTTCACAACAACACGAGGACTTTAAAACTAAAACTAAAGAATACCTCTCCGATGATTTCAAAGGTTTTGATTTCAAAGTTGGAGATAAAAATTTTAGATATAATGTTAAAAATCCAAATGAAGTTGCTGAATCCCAGTCAAATATTTCTACGTTTGTTCAAAAGTTTTTGGATAATGACGGAGCAGTTAAAGACCATGAAGGATATCATAAAGCAATATACGCTGCTAGAAACGCTGATACTATAGCGCAACATTTTTATGAGCAAGGCAAGGCCGACGCTGTTAAAGATGTGGTGTCTAAATCTAAAAACATTAGTAACGAATCTAGGCCACAACCTACAGGAGATGTTTTTGTTGGAGGGTTTAAAGTAAAAGCTGTTAGTGGTTCTGATTCTCGTGGACTTAAAATAAAAACACGTAAATTTAACAATTAAAATTAACAATTATGGGAATATTAACTCCTCAATTTGGTAGTTTAGTGCCTTCACAGTCACAACAGACTTTGGCTAACAACTACTTAAACTTCAACGGCGCTGCTGGTGGAGGAACATTCGCACAACAATACCTTCCTGAAATTTATGAAGCTGAAGTAGAAAGATACGGTAACCGTACTATCTCTGGTTTCTTAAGAATGGTTGGTGCTGAAATGCCAATGACTTCTGATCAAGTAATTTGGTCTGAACAAAATAGATTACACATCGCGTATGATAACGTTGCTTGTAATCAAAATCAAACAATCACGTTACCTGCTGGCGTTGCAAACGTATTAGCACCTAACATGACTGTTGTAATTATGGATCCAGCTAATCCATCTGCTACTGTACATGCTATCGTAGGAAATGGTGCTGCTCAAACAGGGAACCAAACTGCTACAGTTTATCCTTACGTTGCTGCTAACCTTGCTGGTTTATCAGCTACTGGACTAAAACTATTTGTATATGGTTCTGAATTTGCTAAAGGTACTGCTGGTTCTACTGAGAACATCACTCCTTCTTTTACGCAATATGCTAACTCACCTATCATTATTAAATCCAATTATCAAATTAATGGATCTGATACTGCTCAAATCGGTTGGGTTGAAGTTGCTGCTGAAGACGGAACATCAGGATTCTTATGGTACTTGAAAGCTGAAGGTGAAACTAGATTAAGATTTGAAGATTACTTAGAAATGAGTATGGTTGAAGGTCAATTAGCTACGGCTGGTTCTGGTTTTGTTGTTAATCAAGCTGCAATACCTGGGTTTGGTGGTGCTAACCCTACAGTTGCTGCTAAAGGAACTCAAGGTTTATTTTCTGCTATACAATCAAGAGGTAATGTACTTGCTGGATACGGTGGAACGTTAACTGATTTTGATTCTATATTACAAAACCTAGATTCTCAAGGTGCTATTGAAGAAAACATGCTTTTCTTAGATAGAGCTACAGAGTTACAGTTTGATAATATGTTAGCACAACAAAATTCTTACGGAGCTGGAGGTACATCTTACGGTGTATTTGAAAACTCTGAAGAAATGGCGTTGAATTTAGGATTTTCTGGTTTCAGAAGAGGTTCTTATGACTTCTATAAAACTTCATGGAAATACTTAAATGATGCTTCTACAAGAGGTGGTTCTGGAAACTTCACTGGCGGTGACAACATCGATGGTGTATTAGTACCTGCGGGAACAACTACTGTGTATGACCAATTACTTGGTACAAACATTAGAAGACCGTTCTTACATGTACGTTATAGAGCTTCTCAAGCAGATGACAGAAGAATGAAATCTTGGATCACAGGATCTGTTGGTGGTGCATTTACTACAACTTCAGATTTTATGCAAGTTTCTTTCTTATCTGAAAGATGTTTAGTAACTCAAGCTGCTAATAACTTCGTGTTATTCGTTGCTTAATATTTATGTAATTCTTACCCTCGTTATATCAACGGGGGTAATTATTACTTTTATAAACTATTTAATTATATTATATTATGTCAAAAACAAAAGAAAAAAAAATAAACAACCCAGAACAAGGTTGGGAAATAAAAGATAGAAATTACTTTTTAACAGGAGCAGACAAACCTTTAACATATACGCTTCCTTCTAAGCACTCAGCACGTTATCCTTTATTATGGTTTAATGAAGAAACAGGAGAGCAAAAAGCTATAAGATACGCCACTAATCAAATGTCTCCATTTGAAGCAGATCAAAAAGGTGAAGTTACAATGTCGCATATTATTTTTAGAGACGGTACACTACATGTTCCAAAAAGAATGCAATCTTTACAAAAACTTTTATCACTATATCATCCATATAAAGGAACAAGATATCAAGAGCATTCACCAGTACAAGAAGCTCAAAGTGATTTACATTATTTAGAATTAGAAATAGAAGCTTTAAATCATGCTAAAAATATAGATATTGATGAGGCTGAGGCTATTCTTAGAGTAGAAAAAGGCTCTGTAGTTTCTAAAATGAGTTCTAAAGAAATAAAAAGAGATGTACTATTATTTGCTAAAAACGATCCGCAATTATTTATTGAGTTAGCTCAAGATGATAACGTTCAGTTAAGAAACTTTGGTATAAAAGCCGTAGAAGCTAATATATTAAGTTTGTCAAGTGATAATAGAGATTTCAAATGGGCTAGCAATGGCCGTAAACTTATGACTGTGCCTTTCGAAGAACATCCATATTCAGCTTTAGCTGCTTGGTTTAAAACAGACGAAGGTTTAGAAGTTTTTAAAACTATAGAGAAAAAACTCTCTTAATCTGTAATACTAATATAGGGTCCGTTTAATCGGGCCCAATATTATAATAAAAATATACAAATGGCAATAAACGTAGATACTGTTTATAAAACAGTTTTATTAATACTTAACCAACAGCAAAGAGGTTACATGACGCCTGACGAGTTTAATAAAGTCGGTGCTCAAGTGCAACTTAATATGTTTGAAAATTACGCTAGTGATTTAAATCAACAATATCGCGTTCCTCAAAATGATACAGAGTATGCTAATAGAGTTAAAAATATAGACGAAAAAATTGACATTTTTAAAAAAATTGGATCTGCTAACTACAATACAAGTGGATCATACTTTACACTTCCTTATGCTGACAATTCTCCTTATTTTGTAGAAAACGAAGCAAACAATGGATCTAATAGTTATACTGTAGCAGGTTTTACTAGTAATAATAACTCTAATTTTGATACGAAATGGAGAGTTACTGCTGGTGGAACAGAAGTATATAACTACACGTTTACAACTAGCGGAACTGGAACTCAATTTGTTTTTACAAATTCACCCGCGGGAGCTATGGTTTTTCAGGCTTACTCTATGGATTTTTATAGAATTGGAACAGTGATATATAACGATACTACAGAAGTTCAGATGATAGACAGAAACGAATGGTACTTAATAAAAAAAGCACCATTAGTTGCTCCTACAACGTCTCAACCTGTTTGTTTGTATGAAGATCAAAAAATTTACATATACCCTACATCTATAGTTAACAGCGTGCAAGTTTCTTATATAAAAAAACCTAGTAACCCTGTTTGGGGTTATGTATCAGGTGCTTTAGGTCAGTATAATTATTACGAACCCTCATCAACTCAATTTGAATTACATCCATCAGAGCAAACAGAACTTATATTAAAGATATTAATGTACGCTGGTGTTATTATAGAAGATCCAAACTTAGTGCAAATAGCTGCACAAAAAGTACAAGGTGATGATTTAAATGAAAAAAGCTAATAAATGGGACTACTTACAGAAAACAATTTACAATATTACGGAGGAACTCAACTGTTTACTCAGAACGCTAATACACGAAATTTTATTAGCACGTTTGATACTGAGTTAATATTCACTACAAACAACCCTACAAACACAAGCTATTCTTTAAACAACTGTGAGTTATACCAAAGCGCAGACTTAGGTGTTACATGGACACCTTATAACACATTAGCTAACGCAAACTATACAGCTACTTTTAACTCTTTAAATAACACTGTAAGTACAGGTACGCCAATAGCTTCTGGCACTTGGTTTATGATACAGTTAAAACAAGCTGCTATAGAAAACAACTACGGTAGTTATGAATACGTAAGTATAAATGATATAGTTAATAACTATTTAGTTGCTTACGTTGGTGAAGGTAAATTAGTTCCTAATGTCAAAAGAACTGATGTTATATTTCACGCTAAAAGAGGTTTACAAGAATTTAGTTATGACACTTTAAAAAGCATTAAATCTGTAGAATTAAGTATACCTTCTAGTTTATCTTTAATAATACCACAAGATTATGTAAACATTGTGAGATTATCTTGGATAGATGAGTTAGGAGTACAAAGAATAATATATCCAGCTAATAATTTAACAACAGCACCTTACTCTGCTTTATCACAAGATCAATCAGGTTTTCCTATACAAGATGCTAACTCAAATAATGTAGAAGTTCCACCGTCAACTATAGAAAGATGGAACAATGCTGATACTAGAAAAATAACAGGAAATTACAACTGGAATGCTGCTTATAATACCGACGCTTGGCTAGATGGTTATCCTATGTTATGGCAACAAGCTGTTGGCGAAAGATACGGATTAAACCCATCAACAACACAGGTTAATGGTTGGTATTTAGTAGATGAAAGAAGAGGTACTTTTAATTTTTCAAGTAATTTAGCTAAAAGATTAATAGTATTAGAATATATATCTGATGGTTTAGCTACTGATTTAGAAACTAAAGTACCTAAATTAGCTGAAGACGCTATGTACGCTCATATAAACCACTCTATATTAGCTAGTAGAATAAACCAACCAGAATACATTGTACAAAGATATAAAAAAGAAAGAAGTGCTAAACTAAGAAATGCTAAGATAAGATTATCAAACATAAAACTTGATCAAATAGTTCAAGTCATGAGAGGTAAATCTAAGTGGATTAAAAATTAATACATGGCAGAAATTAAAAATACCTTTTTAAAAGGTAAAATGAATAAAGATTTAGACGCTAGACTTGTTCCAAACGGAGAGTATAGAGAAGCTACAAACTTACAAATAAGCAGATCGGAAGGATCTACTGTTGGTGAGTTTGAAAATATTTTAGGTGACCTAGCTATTACTAGTACTGGATTGGCAACTATTAAAATAATGGGTTATTTTTCTGATACTACTAATAATGTTATATATTTTTTTGCTAGTGATCATTATTCTGATTTACCGACACCAGAGAGAACAGATGTCAATAATAAATGTAGAATATACTCTTATAATATAGACACAAATACTTTGGTTAATTTAGTAGATGGGTATTGGTTAAACTTTAATCAAGCTTACCCTATTTATGGAGTTAATCTTGTCGAAGAATTATTATTTTGGACCGATAACTTAAACCAACCAAGAAAGATAAATATAAGTTTAGCTAACCCAAATAATCTAGCTACTCCAGTTTATTATTTTAACGAAGATCAGGTTTCAGTAGCTAAGTATTATCCATACCAACCTATAGTTGCTATGGAAAGAAGCACGTATAGAGTTGATGGAGCTGTAAGC